TGTTCTCTTGATCATAACCCATCTTGGACGGAAACCAGTATAAACATACGGACCAGCTGCTGCTCCATTTCCAATATAACTAGCAAATCTACTAAATCCAGGAACTTCTGCCCAAATATAAGCAATAAAGGAATATCCAAGAGAATTAATATTAAAATCAGAACCTAGTGTAATATCTGTAGAAGACGGGGCTGTATTATTCCAAACAAGAGAGCTAGCTGCAGAACCTGTTGTTGTATTTAAACCCTCAATTTTATGAGTCCACCCAACGCTGTTATGACCAACCATCCAATTTACTGATGAACTTAAATTTTTAGCAATAATAAATTTAGGAGGCACACCTAAATTATGAGGAACTTTTCTACCAGCAACACCATCACCAGCATAGTTTACAATATCAAATCCTGGAATTTGACCACGATTCCATGTCCATCCTACTATGCTATCATTAGCTAAATTTCCACCAGCAATAGAACCAATTTGGAATCCATTAGGTAAAAATGCTTGAACGCCAGTCGTTACAGTGCTTTGTGCAGTTGCTGTGATATCAGAATATAGACCAGTTCCACGAACTGTATCTTGCAGAATATGATTATAAGTGTTTGATCTGTTTTTAATCCAAATTAAATCTGGAGTGTTTACATAATTACCAAAAGTGTCTGGCAGATTAAACGCACCAACTTCTTTTAGAGTTTTAGTGTTTAATGATTTATATCCTGCAGGAGGAGTATATGTGAATGGACGCTGACCAAAGTTAATAGTACCTTGTACTGTGGCACTACTTGGATAATCACCACCACCAGCCCATAAAGCTACATATTCACCTTGAGGTATATTTCTAAGTAAAGGATTTGTTCTTGTTGCTGGGTTTCCAGAGTTACCCCATACACCATTTCTACTAAAATAAAGTTCTCCATTATCAGCATCAAATGCTATACCAATAGTATTACCAACTGCCCAGTTACCATCAGCGTAAGAAACTGCAGTAATTGAGTTAGCAGAACCAACCTTATTAGAAAATGCATATTGAGCAGAACCCTCAAAAACTAAACCATGCATGCCTGGAGAACCATATTCATCTCCAGCAGATGGAGATATAGTTTGAATACTTGCAAGATTAATACCAAGTGAAGTTCTTGTATGACCCTCGATCAAAAATTCCCAGTACCATTTTCCAGAAGACATGCTTAATGTACTGAATGCTCTATTATCATTCTGTGTTCTAGAAACACGAGTGCCTGCATTAGTAAAAGTTGGACCACCAGCCAGAGCAAAACTACTATTATGTCCAGAAAATGCTGTATTAGTATTAAATATTGGATAATTACCACGAATATTTCCAGATCCATCATCGTAATCTGTTGGAGAATCTAGCATGCTGTCATATGTGATGCCAGCTGTAGTAGAGAAGTTATTTAAACTCCAGTTATTTTTATAAGCGACTTCAGAGACAGAGATATTATCAAAGTCTGCACCCTGTGTACCAGTACCAAGAATATCTGCATTTATAAAAATATATGTTGTTGTGGCAGTCGCTGTAAAAGTTCCTCTTAATGAACCATTACCATCAGCCTGTGTTCTAGTTGCCAATGTAACTAAATTTGAATTGTTCGAAGTATTGTCTGATTTTTGCAAAGCAACTATTCTTGATGATCCACCAATACTAATATTATATACATTACAAGATGCGTAATATGTTGTTCCTATAGTTGTAGGGATAGCTTGATAGTACATCACTCCGTTATTAGCAGAGTTAGCAATTCTAGCAGCACCAGTCACCCATGTGATTGATGGGCTACCACTAACAGCAGCACCTACTGTCCATCCACTCACATTAGTAGGGAAAGACCCATTGGTAATTAGTTCTGCCGATGATGAACTTCTATCGAATCCAAGAGTATCTAAACTAGAATTATCACTAAATGGTAAATAGAACCCATTAGTGCCATAAGTTCCAGCATAACGAGTTGGAACCCAATTATTATTAGCATCATATTGACCAAAATTAGATGGTTCTAATGCATTTCCATCTACATAGTTAACCTCAGCCATATATCCAGTATAATATGATGAAGACTGAAATGCACTTTTACCTATAGCGTTTGGATAAGAAGTACTATTTAATACATATCCTGCATTTCCTGGAGGATATGTTGGAGAACTGGATATTTGAGCACGAGCACCATTTATGTATAAACGACTTCTTTCAGTATTTGGTAAAGCTGAAGAATCATCATAAATCCAAGTAATATGAGTCCAAGTATTATTTGGAATATTTGTAACAGTAGTAATATTATTTCTTACAATGCTATTATCAGCGACGTATACAGATAATTGTCTATTTGTAGTAATATAAAGAGTTGCTTGGAATCCTACAGCAGTTCCTGCAGCAAACAATACTTGTGATTCTGAAAGAGTATGCGCCCCTGTAGTTTTAATCCAAGCACTAAACGTAGATTTAACTGGACTTCCGTTGGAAGTAGGAGTTCTTGTCAAATGTGGCAACACAGAATCTCTAAATCTTAAAGATCTAGAAATTTGATATGATGATGTTTGTTTATTTGTTGTACCAATAGTTTGTGAATTGCCATTACCAGTCCATGTTTTAACATTAAAATGATCTGATGGACGTTTGATAATCGGATTAGGTAGATTAGTTGTGCAAAGAGATTTAAATCCAGCAGGTGGAGTATATGTAAATGCTCGCTGACCGAAGTTAAATATAGTTGTTGTTGAACGTGGTGCACCACCTTCACCGCTACTATCACCAGACACACCTATGAATAAATTGCCTGATATAAAACTATAAGAACCAGAATATATGGACGAACCTTGTCGAAAGATTTGAATAGAACCAGCGTCAGAATCTATTGCAAAACCCAATACATCATTTATTGATGGAACTGTTACCGATGTTTGGATCACTCCGTCTTTTACAATAGCAGCTGAAGTAAGACTGCCAGATGCTGAACTTTCTGTTCTAAAACTTAAACCTAGACTTTGTCCAGCTGCTGATGTATGAACTCCATACGTAGCACGTGCTGTTCCGCTAGGAGATGTGCAAAAATCTGACAGGTGCATTTCGCAATACCATTTGCCACTAGTAGGTATTTCAATCGTTGATCTTAATTCTTGAACACCACTAGAACCATCAGTAGTGGCTTGTAAATTTCCATTTGTATAAGAACTTCCGTTGGATGCATATATCGAATTTAGTGTAGCATAATTACCACGAGTAACACCACCAACATCGTTTTGTGATGCTACTGCTGCAATACCTGGAACATCGACCATTGAGTCGTATGTTGTTCCTGGATTTACTGAGAAATTATTTGCAGTCCAGTTATTAACAACAGCAGACGCAACAGTTTGTACGTAAGTGTTTGCAGTTGTACCGACGTTAATCATTGCGCCCCAGAACAATACACCAGAAGTGCCATTTCCTGCATAACTTGATGCTGCGCTATTATTTAAAATGTATGTATTAAAGGTCATGCCTGTTTGCGCAGAACCAGTTTTATATGTTACTGAGCAGCGATACCATCCATTCCCTACACTTTGAATTCTAGATGTAGCATCATATAGTGATTGATTATTACTTGTAGCTGTAGCTGCAGTGCCTGCCGACAAATCAAACACTGCTTGAGCATTTGTGACTGCAGACTCATTCGTCTGAATGTAATTATATCCATCTGCCTTAGCATAAACAGAGTAAGTATAATATGTTGAAGATGTTACAGTTGTACCCTGATTTATTGTATGTTCACCATTTGTAGCTGTTGGAATTAACTTATCTACAGTAAGTGTACTACTAATTGGATCGTTTGCTGTGTTCGTTGTTACATTTAAGTTAGTTTTAGACCATGCAGCATTATCCATCTGTTCAGAATATGTTAACATATTCTTAGATGGAGACATATCCAAACCAAGAGCAGTTGTAGTACCATTATTTGAGAATGGCAAGTAGAAACCATTACTACCATATGTACCAGTATATTGTTTTGGAACCCAAGTACCAGTTTCTGGATCTGTAAATCCAAATTGAGATGGATCTAATTGTTGTCCATCAATAAAATTAATTTCTGAGAGATATCCACCAGCATACGAACTATTTGCGGGATCAGCACCGATAATTTGCGTATTTGTAGTATTTACGTTTAAAGCGAGGTTTTGTGCAGGATATGATGCTGTACTAAATGAAGTGATTTGCACTCCATTAACATATAATTTAACTCTTTCTGAAGCAATAGCTTTAGTTGTATCAAACGCTGCCACTACATGATACCAAGCAGATGGATCACGAAATACTCCAGTGCTAACTACACTCATTTGTAGCGCACCACCAGTTGTATACTGATCTGTAGAAAAATTACCACTAGATCCACCAAATGCTATACCAAATGCTGGAAAGTTTGCTCCAGTTCTTCCTACATAAAATCTTGGGTTTGCATTTAATAACTCGGTTAGTTTGTACCAACCGCTCCAAGTAAATGTTGTTTGATTACTAGTTACACTTGGTGTTCTAGTTAAATTTGCACTTGCCTGTGCTCTAAATCTTAATGAACGAGATGGAGTCCAACGACCAGTTGGAAAATTACCAAGTGCAGTTCTTTCTTGGTGTTCACTAAGAGTGAATACACCATTTGCTGTGTTTGAATCAGACGCTTGTTCTTTAGCAGAAATAAAACCACCAGTATAACGACGAACCATTTATGTACCTTTGATTAAGATTATACTTTTATTTATTCGACTCTAGGAAAATTGACACTATTCATAAGTTCAATTAACTCTTCAACAGATTCGACTGATGGTATTGCATTTTGTAAACGAGTTGACTCTGCAATTACTTCTGAACGATATGTGGAAACTGATTCTGGAATTTGTAATTCTTCAACTTCATTGCGAATAATATAAAAATCTGTTGGCTTTAGAAGTTCGTTGGTTTTGTTTTTAATTTGTCTAAGACAAGTGGTTTTTAATCCATATGAAACAAGACGTGCATCTGAATCAATCATCATCTTAGTTTCTTCATCCCAAACTTTAATATAAGCTGGATTACCGTCATCATCTAATTCTTCACGATCTTCTAATGGTTTTGGTACACCAACACTATTATAATATCTTTCATCGTAGTTGATATCGCCAGCTTTTTCAATACCCAATGAAGCACGAACAGAAGGAGAAGTTCCTTCTAACCATGAGTAAGGATATGTAAATCCATTAATTGTAATGTCCGCACCTTCTTCGAGCGGACTTCCGTTTAGATAGTAAGTTGTCATCTTTGTTTTCTCTTTTATCTTGCTCTATTATTTAGTGCGAATGGTGACTCTGCAAGTGCCATATAAATGTAAGTTTGACCAGAAGAGTTTGCGTTGTAATTGCTCACACCTCGATGTTTAAATCCATTAGATAAAATATCAATAGTTTCGTTTGCACCAGCGTCATCGCCACCGCTGGCGTCTGGTCTTAAATGCACTGTACTTGCATTATTATTGTTTATCCTTGTGTCGTGTAAAATCCAACTAGCTGGACCTATTGAGGTGCATTTATACAATATAAATGCGGGTCTAAATCCTGTGTAGACAAATGGACCATCTGTAGATCCATTACCTGTATACGAACCAAATTTACTAAATCCAGGAACTTCTGCCCAGAGATAACCAATATAAGTAGTACCATTTGTGAAATTTGGACCAACTGAGTATGTTGATGCGCTTGGAGTAACATTTGCCCAATAGTTAACGCTAGTAGAAGCAGCACTAGTGGTAAAACTTAATCCAGCAGTAGCACCAACACTTCTATGGTATATATACCAGTTCTCATTTATATTTCTGGATTTAAATATCATCATAGCAGGAGCAGCCCCTAATCCATGATTAAATGTTTGAGATCCGCCATTACCAGTATGAGTAACTATATCAAATCCAGCAGTTACAGATCTTTTCCAAGCCCACTGAACCCAGCGTTCATTAAGATTATTTGTGCCATATAAACCAGCATCTGCACCGACAGTAAAACCATCTGATGTGAACGATGTTAGTAAATCAGTCTGAGTATTTACTTCACCATCGGTCACAGCTGATTGAGATGATAAATGTGAATTTGGTCCACGAACAGAATCAAACCAAGACCATCTACGATTTCCTGACCCATCTCTATTTTTAAAGATAACTAAATCTGGTTGGAATTTTAATCAGAGCCAAGTGCTTGTAGATTAGTTGTGTTTAGTGATTTAAATCCTGCTGGTGGAGCATATGCAAATGGACGTTGTCCGAAATTTACTGTGTTAGTATTTGTTTCTACAGAAGCACCATCAGCTGTTATAATTTCATGTAATCCAGTTCCTAGACTAGTAGTAGTATTAGATGGATTAACACCAGTAGCAGGATTACCAGAATTGTACCAAGTTCCACCGACACCAAACCAAATTTTTTGCTCATCAACATCTAGTGCAATCTGTAATACACTTCCAACTGGCCAAGAAAATAAATCATTAATGACACTTCCTGCTTTATAAACTCTTCCAAGATTACCGTAAATAACAAGATTATTAGATTGACCACCAAACGGAGTAACACTAGCTGGTACTAAAGTTCTATTTACAACAACACCAATTGATGAAGCGTGTCCACCTGGAATAGACGAAGTGTCTACAACATATTCAAAATACCATTTTCCAGATGTAACACCTATAGTTCCAATAGCAGTTTGATTTGAACCACCAGCATTATAATTAGTTAAACCAAGATTACCGTTTGTAAGAGTCACATTTGCAGAGTTAACAGGATTCCAAGTGCAGTAGTTACCTGGAACTACACCACCGATATCTGTCGCTGTTGTAAATACGTTGGTTGGTGAATCAACCATTGAGTCGTATGTATTACCAGCAGTAAGAGAAAAGTTGTTTGTTGTCCAGTCGTTATTGGAAGCAGATGCTACTGTTTGAATATAACGATCTACAGTTGTTCCACGATTAAGTTGCGCACCCCAGATAAAAAGACCCCATCCAGCAGTTTCTCCAGTAGCTGATGCATATGAACAAATTGCGGTAACACCACCAGCACCAGTTCCTATATCAACTGTAATGGCACAACGATACCATCCATTACCAACAGAAGTTATTGTAGGGATTGCACCAGCGAATGGTCCAGCTTGACTATGATCAAGCGTGCCATCAGTTAAATTAAAATCTGAATATGCGTAAGTAGCACCATCACGTTTTAATAGATACAATCTAAAAACAGATCTTTCTGCTGCTTTGGCATAGCAAGAAAATGTATAAACTCCACCATTCACAGCAGTCACTATACCAGATTGTGATACTTGGTGATCTCCAGTAGTTCCAGTAGTCCCCACTAACTTATCTGCAGTAGTAGTTCCATCTGGCGCAGTTGTTGCATTAGCAGTAACGCTGCTTTGATATTTTGACCATGCACCATTATCAAACTGCTCAGAGTATGTAAAATAATTTGAACCAGAAAAGTTTCTACCAAGATTAAGTGTAGTTTGATTGTCTGTGAATGGAAAATAATATCCATTTGTTCCATACGAACCTGTATAACGCTTTGGTTGCCAAATACCTAGATTATCAAAATAACCGAAGTATGTTTGATCTAATGCTTGACCATCGATAGCATGAACTTCTGTTAGATAACCATCAAATGGGTATCTATTTCTTCCGTCTTCTTGTCCCCACATTTGTTGTCTAGTACTAAAGTAATATGAAGTGCTGTTTAGACCAGGATATGTATTATCTGTTTTTATCTGCTCAACACCATTTATCCACATTCTTGCTCTGTTTGCTGCAACAGCTTGTGTGGTATCACATGATAGTACTACATGATACCAAGCAGAGTGATCACGTAGTAAATGACTTTTTATAAGCCAAAATCCAGAACCACCATTTGGATAGTGATAAAAATGTAATTCATTACCTCCAGCAAAACCAAAATAAGAAATATCTGCACCACCAGGATGATTTGGACCAGCACTAGAAAAAATTTCCATGTCTGTGTTCTGATATCCTTTTTTAACCCAAAACGAATATGTGAATCTCTGTGTATTTCCATTAGAAAATGTTTTGGTTAAAGTTGTAACAGCACTTGCTCTAAATCTTAAAGATCTAGCAAACTCGTATGTGCCACTACCTGATGGTTGCCATGCATTATTATTTACGGCTGTGTAGACTTCATTGGAGTCAAAGACGCCATTATTTGTTGTTAATGATGGAACTTGTGGGTTTCCACCAGCAATAAAATTACCTGTACGTTGTTTAGACATTTTGTCCTATCCAGCCACTAATTCAAAATTAAGAAATTGTTTCGAATGAACCAACAACCTCTAAGAAACCTGCAGTACCAGCTTGAACTGATAGTGATGTGTTTTCTGGTAAGTAAATAGAACCAGATTTATCCAACAGCATTAAAGTTGTATTTGGTGGAACAGAAATCTGATATGCTACACGATAAGCAGTGCCTGAAGAAGCAGTTGCTAAAGTACCATTCGTTACAGCGTTAGCTGCAGAACGGAAAGAAAGTGTAATAGTTGCTGCAGAAACACCATTTACGTTTGACACGAAAATGTTGTTTACCTTCAAAACAGTGTTTGAAGATGCTGCGTTATTAATAAGAGCATTATCATTCGTATTGGTTAACGATTGAAATGCAATGTTGCCTTTAATGTCGGCGACGTTGACAATATTTGGTGCTGCCATTTAATTATCCTCCGAAAACGATTGCCATGGCGATGGCTTTACCTGTTGAAGCAGCAGTATTTGTTTGCCATGTTGGGGCACTGCTACCATTCGATACTAAAATTTGTCCTGCTGAACCAGCTAGTGTAAATGCATATGCACTACCTGTACCGTAAGCAACAGCACCAGCAGTTGGTGTAGCTGTAGCATTAGTACCACCTCGAGCAACTGCTAAAGTACCAGCTGAAATATTACCAGCATTTAGAGATGTAATTGAAGCACCAGATCCGCTAAAAATAGTTGCGGATAGAGTACCAGTAGATGGATTAAATGTCAGCTTAGTGCTAGAAACTTTAATCGCATCGTTACCAGAAGTCGCATCACCTAATAGTGGGTAGTGAGTAGCGTTAGTGGTAGTATCGTCAGTGAGTGCTAGGTTTGCTGCATTGGTAGAGTTAGTCGCTGAAGTTGCTGTTGCAGCGTTACCACCAATACTAAGAGAGGAAGCAGTTCCAGTAAGACCAGTACCAGCACCAGTGAAAGAAGTTGTAGAAAGTACACCTGTTGATGGATTGTATGTTAACCCAGTGTCTGTTCTAATGTTCTCATTACCAGTCGCTGCATCGGTGAAGTTGATGTAGTGAGTAGCGTTGGTAGTGTCAGTTGCAACTAAAGTGACTTGTGTTGCAATAGAAGCAGTACCAGTGAGGTTTCCGTTAATGGTAGATACGTTAATGTTACCTGTGCCATCTCGGCGAACAATAGTATTGTTCGTATTTGCGGTATCTTGATTATAACCATCTAGCGTATCTGCATCTAGACCAGAACCAGCACCATCAACAGTTAAAAGTTTAGATAGAACATCTGCAGCTGTATAGGCAGAAGTTTCTAATTTATCGTTATTTAGATTAGTGAAGTTTGTATCCACCTCAGTGTTAGTGAGTGGACTACCCTTAACCGATCTTAGGACAAGTGTTGCCATTGTTTTTCCTTATTTTCCTCTAAGATTTATTTATAAGCCTGATTAACAACTCTTTAATCTCGCCGACTTCATTCTTTATGTTATTTATTTCTTTCGACTGTTTATCCAAGTCTTCTCGTAGTTGTGTTGCAGCATTACGTTTTTTGAGATAATTTTCATACTCAGAGGCATTAGTATTTATAATCGCCCCAGAAGAGAGGTCTCTTACGAGACCATCTTTCCCCTCAACCTTTAAAAAACCTTCCATATTAAGCACACGCAATTACACGAAGATCTTTAATCTTTGGTACAGCCGATGTATTTGTAGACTTCATCACAAGTTTAATCTGAATAGACTCAAATGCTGTAATATTACCAGTTGAGAAAGTCATATCAGTAAATCTATCACTTCCCTGCTGTGCATAAACGATTGGAGCATCAGAACTTAATGCAGTCCAGTTCAGAGTGCTAAACTCAGCATTAGAACCAACTGCACCTACTTTATAGTAAACTTCAATTGCAGCGTCTGCAGGAATACTTGCAGCAAAACGAATTCTAGCAAAAGTAGAAGCATTTGCTAGGTTCACTTTCTTAGTCAGATACTTGCTGTAAGTCGTGCTTCCAACTGGAGCAATCTCCGCAACAAACATCTCACGAAGTTTGATTGTTACAGAAGCACCAGCTGACTGTGTTGTTAGGTTAGTAGATAGAGTCACAGAAGTTGTAGTTCCATCATCAGAAACACCAGTCACTAGGAATGTTCCGTCATTTGTTCCAGAAGTTGTACCAGAAATCGTTACATACTTACCCACAGGAATAGTCTGTAGAATCTGACGAGCAGTGGCATTTGTAGAAGTGATAGCTTCTGTAGTACCATTAAATGCAATATTTGTATTACTCGATAGTAAAGTACTATCGTCTAGATTTGCTACGTTTGTATTAGTCTCAGATGGGCTAGTTACCTTATTGCTGATAGCTACCAGAGAAGTTCTCTGAGTGTCTAGGATTGGTGATAGAGAATCATTAGAAGATTCCATTGTTACGTTAAATGTAACAGACTTATTACCACTTAGACTATTTGTTTCGTTAACCTCAGAAGCGACCATTCTTGGAGTGAAGAACGGATTGTTTTCGTTTGCAAGAATATCGGCAAACGTACTATCAAGAGCATAAGGAGTCTGTGTTGTGCTGTCTACAGACTTACCAGATGTAGTCTTAATACCAAATGTAGTCATAGTTTCAGAGAATGTCTGAACTTGAACAAGTGGCTGCACTTCATCGTATTGAATATTACGAGTTGCACGAATAGTAGTACCACCAGCATATCCAGTCGCAGTAGCATTTGAAGCTACAGTAATGCAGTAAGAATCTAGATCTACATCACTGATAATATGAGTGGTGTAGAATTCTGGAGTTGGGATACCATTGATTGGTGCTGTATATTTAAACGCAGTTCCTGCCAATGCAACGATAGCGTTAGCTGCAAGAGTTGCAGAAGTATTACTTGAAATAGAAGCAATCTTACCAACATAAGTTCCAGCATTATTAAATAGAGCAGAACCAACTACCAGTTGTGTAGTAAACGATGTTCCTACACCAGTTACGGTAGTGTTTGATGTAGAAGTAGTAATTGTTCCTGTTCCAGCTACACCAGTTAAACGAGTAGCATTCGAATCAGTAATTACAACACGTGAACTAGCAGGCATACCATGATTCTGTTGATATACACGAATCTTACTCACACCAGTTCTAGTTTCTACTGGATCAAAGTCTAAAGTCTGATATGGTAGAACATCATTCACAAACTCGATGTTACCAACAGTATTAGTTTCAAACTTAGCACGATAAATCGTAAACTTCAAATCTTGAGTTTGATCAGCAGTCCAAGTAGATGCGTTCTGTGATTTGAAGAATACACCCATATATGGCTGTTCAGAAATTGTACGAGAAGATCCTGGAATCTGATCTCCAATCTGAGAGATCCAAACTTTGTAGTTATTTGAGTCTGATGACAGAATAATCGCATACTCAGTGTTGTTTTGCACGTACACTGGACTTGGGAAGTTAAATGTAGTTGGAGTATCGTACTTTGGTACAGAAACACCATCAACCATAACTGTAGTAGCTGATAGATTTACTTGTTCTGGTTTAATTGATACTTTAGAGAATGGTAAAACTAATTTTCCTGGATATCCGTTTACAACCTCACGAATCTCTAGATTCACAGGAATAGCTGGATCTTTAGATGCAAAGAAGATATCAACTTTAGTTAAGAATGCACCACCCTTTTGCTCAACAAGGAATGTCTGTGCAAGTGGATCCCACCAACCAGTATCTGCAACAATACGATCAGAAGTCTGAACAATAACTCGATTGTCACGAATCTGTTCTTCAACAAGTTCGGCATTACGAACTGCATTAACAGTTTGCTGACGAGTTTCAAGGATACCCTGCGCACGATAGATACCACGACCACGAGAAGTAAACGCTCCAAGGGCTTGGTCTGTATCTACAAGTTTAAACTCACGTGCACCAGTACGGAAACGTAATGCCTCAGTGTTTGGAATATTAAACAATAGATTTAAATCACCGCTGAAGTTTGTAACTAGATTACCACCTACAGTGTTTGTGGTGATAGAAGTATATGCACCTGTCGCTCCAGATATCGAACCAACAAAAGTTTCACCCGCAGTAAATGTTCCTCTAATATTTGAAACAAATAGTGAATATACATCAGTATCTGGGTTATATTCTTTACCAACAATAACAGCAGTTGCACCAGAAGTTTGTCCAGTGACTACGTCACCACGATTTAAACATACCTGTGTATCACCAGCAATACGACGTGCTACATCAGTTGATAGACCACCGACATTTGTAGAGTCATCAAAAGAGTTGTGAGTAGTAAGTTTAGCAGCTGCGGTCGCACCAGTCGGATTGTAAACAATCTTTGAAGCTGGAGTTGACTGTGCAGTAACATCGATGTCGTCAAAGAATGGATAGAAACGTGTGTTTGGTTTTAATCCTTTAACTTGTACTAGAATATTTCTTGATCGAATGTATGGGATAGCTGCGGTAGAAAGAACACGATCTGCTACAACTTGACGATCAATTTTCTGAACTATAGATGTTCTAGTACCAGTACGAGTTTGACCAACTTGAGTTGCAGTCATATCAACTGTTACCTGTCGAGCATTCCAGTGATTAGATCCTGGACCGCCAAATCGTGCTTGCATTTCACCGATGCCAATACGAACATTTCCTTGACCAGATGCCCAGTTATCACCAGCAGTAAATACTGTTCTAGTTGTAGTAGAAGCACCAGACCACTGAGTCTGCCATGCGTTCCACACTGTTCCAAGAACTCCAGATCTTTCAGCAATATTCTTCATCACATTGAAGTTACCTTCAACTTCGTTTACGATATCTGGACGACGATCAACTTCAAACCAATCATCTGTTGCTGGAGTCAGAGTTACGTTACCTAAGAATGTAAAAATAGCAAACGGATTGATGTTTTCTAAACGAGATGCATAATCTTGTTTAACTAATGGAACATGTTCAATCACTGGAAGTGTGATGACATCACCATATAATTGATAGTTACTTGCAGTGCGTTGAGTATTATTAGAATTTTTCTCAATAAGATTTACGTTCTGCATCGAATAGAATGGACGAAGTTCTGCCTTTTCCATATCAATAGAACAGAGATAATCTGCAGATGTAACATCACCAGTATTATGTCCTGTAAAACCATCTACAATAAAACCATTCTTAAATCTTGACTCACCTGTAGAGTCAACAATGTCTAATGATTCTGTTTGTTGTTCCAGTAAAGAAAGAGAAGTATAGTACTCTAGGTTATCGATTCGTTTTTCAAGTTTACCAATATCACGCATCGTGTAACGCTTATTGTCATGAGAGTTAATAACAACATTATTACTTGCAGTACCGAATGTGTATGGTTCTAACGATAGATCATAAAGAATCATACCAAGAGATGGATCTAATGGCTCTCCAGGAATTAGAGAAGGAACACCATCAATCGCAAAAAATTGACCATTAAAGTCGATAGCAATCTTAGTCTTACGTGCCAAGTAGTATTGGAAGTCAGCACGAATATCAATACCACGTTTTGGAACTAAAGAGATTGAAGAGCCAGAGCTGGCAAAATCTACACCATCATCAGAAATACGTGGTCTAAAGTCAATAAAATCTCTTAGAGAAATTCCTTGGTAAATTGGAATGCTTCCATATGCTACATTTGCTGGGTATGAGTTTACAGTAAAGTAATCTCCAGTAGAATGCTGGAAGTACTCATAAACAACTTGAACAGGAGCACTAGGTGCAGCGTAAGAGGATCTTAAAACTAATCTTGCGACATCGTAATGGGTAGATCTTTGTCCAGAATCAAAATCGTAACGATCTAAAATATCTACAGAATAAGATCCAGATGGAGAGGCAAATGTTCCAGTATCCATCTTAACACTAATCAATCTATAACCATCTGCTTTACCTAAAAGTAATTCACTCTTAGTTGCAGCAGCTTGTGTGCTAAATGTGACTGTTGTAGTTGTTAAAGTTTTGGATTTCTCAGTTAGTGTTGCGCCAGTCTTATTAACAGCACCGATAATAATAAAGTTAGTAGAAGCATATGTATCTGGTAAAACAAATTGAACAGTTGATCCAGATACAGTGATGCTATTTGGTGCTACAATAGCACCACCTGAAGTAGAATCATTATTAACTAAAATATAGTTGTCAGTTTCTGCTGCAGAGGCAAATGTTCCACTTGATGTTGTAGCGGTTAATGTGCAAGTACCACCAGAACCTGAAGATGTAGTTCCTGCAAATCTTTCATAAACTGTGTATGCAGTATCGTTTGTACCAAGTGCACTTCTTACAGATTTAATAGCATAGTATGGGAATTGATATAATAAAGAAACATTTTCTGGTTCACGAACAGTAGTTATTACTCTATCAATAGTTGCACCAGTAACAGTTACGTTAGCATCAACTGTAATAGATGTTTGTGAATTAACTGCTGTAACTCTACGAATGTCAGTACCTAGACGAACATAGTCACCAACTACAAGATCAGTCTGGAAAGAAGTTCCTGCACCTGTGACATTTTGTACACCAGCAGCTGTAACCGCACCGATTAAACGATTGTACTCTGGTTCGATATCTGCAGTAAAATTAAGATTAGCATCTCCATTATCAAAGAAGAATGATTTAATCTTACGAGTAGTTGCACCAGCATTTAATTGAACATCAAACAAACCTAGTTTGTAAATCGCTGCATTCGTACCAATTGTACCATTATGCCATTCGATAAAACGAACACGTGCTGTACCAACTGCAGTTCCAGCAGAAGAACCACGACCACCTGAGCCAGTCAAACGATCATAAAGTGTAACTCTACCAAATGTATTTACAGGTGGAAGATTATTTACGTTTGTGATAAGAATGTAGTTACCAACAGTCGCAGGGATAATTGCATTATCAACCTGTACGAATGTTCTTGATTTATCTACTGGAACATACTCCGTTGAAACTTTTTCAATCTCATAACCCTGCACATATGCTTTTCCTGGTTCTAAACCAACAGCAAGTTTTGCTTCATCTCCGCCATCTTCTGGTGTATAGATACCACGATTGTAATATGGGTTTTGATTATATTCCCACTGAACACCAGTAGATCCTGGACCATCATAAGCAGAACCAGATGTATGAACTGGAGCGATGTTAATTGATGTTGCTGAATTTTTTGCAACATATGTGATTGGGTTGCCTGCTGAATTAGTCCCACTAGTTACAACGTCTCCGATGAGATAAGCAGTGTTATCATCCCACGCACCACGATTATTATTGCGATGTTCACGAATATCAATAGGGAAACTACGAACAGTGTAATTACCAGACTCATCAAATGTACGACGAGCCAAAGTTTTTTCTATTTGAGAGTATTCTGTTCTAGTTACGTGACGCTTGATTTGTCCTTCATCTACACGAAGTAACTCAACGAAGTCTACATCATCAGTAGCATTAATACCTTTTTTAGATAAGATTAAGTCAATATAGTATCGATGCGCACCTGGAGCAGCAAAGTTATAGCTGTTCTGTGCATTGTCCAGAAGCATTTCATAACCTGAATCTTCTGGAGTAATTAGTTTTTCTTCTACAGTTAATCCAACACGATATGTTGGAGTGTTTGAATATTTGTCTAGTGTAATAGTTTGATTATCAACTAAAACAAAATGACCATTGATATAGTATACACCACGTTCAACTGTTGCAGTTGAACCAGTTCCTATTGCACCTGAAGAAATTGCCTGTACAGTATATGCAGAAAGTAAAGCATCCTGTGGAGTAATAATCTCATCATCAGCAAAAGTCTTTGTTGTATTATTGTCACCAGAGTTAGTGTAACGAACATAAAGAGTTGCAAAATCTGCACCTGAAGCATTTTCTACTTTAATAACTTGCGCAGTTAGACCACTTTGACCAACAACAGTCAATCCTTCTAATTCATTAACATATGTTTCAACTACCGCACCAGCGTATGTTGATTGCAATTTAACATAGTGCACTTCTGAATCAATAGAAACCTGTCCTGGAATAACCATTGCACCTTGTTTAAAGATGTGGTCTCCATGATACTTAACTTGATTCTGAAGAATCGTTTGCATCTGTGTAAGTTCTCTAGCTTGCACAGCGAAACTTGGTCGAAATAAGATTCGATAGAATTTATTATTCTCGTCAAAATCGTCATTATATGGTTCTGTGTTGAAGTCTATCATTCTTTAACTCTTTGTCCTAATGGTTGTCGCTTTTATTTATTCTTAAAAACGGAGAATAGTTCTCAATGTAACAGACTGGTCGATAGTTGGAGTAAAACCTTGTCTATTGTCTATAAACAAAAGATCTCCAGAATATTTATCTATCGTAGGTAGGGTAACTGCGTTTGCCACAAAAGTGAAGTTCCCATCATTAACAAAAGTTGTACCAATCTGTGGTACAAAGTTATCTAATGATTGAACGAGTGCAGCCGATCCTGTGTTTGTAACTACTCTAAATCTTCTTGATGTTACTGATTCTCTAATAATAGAGTCAGCTGGGAAAAATGTGGTGCTAATATTACCAGAAATAACAAAACATGCTGAACCTGAAATTGCTACAGCGTTTGTAGTGCTATTATACTGTCTTGGGTTTTTAACAATTCCAAGTTGACGATAATCGTTATTTACAACAAAACCTTGATTCTTATCACCAGAGATATTAGTATAAAACATCAATGTTCTAGCAAATAGACCATTGATAGCATATTTACCGTGTCCACCAAATGGTGTGATTACAGGTCGTGCTTTTGCTCCATAACCATTACCAGAAATTACTGCTCTAGCCCAACGATAGTTTTGTCCATAAGCAACCATATTTATTTTCTTAATGGTTCCATTTTCAATTACAGCAGTTGCTGTTGCACCAGTACCATCACCTTCAATTGTGACTGTCGCTGCAGCATAACCCCATCCACCAGAAACAATCGGTATTGACATAATTCTACCATCAATTGTCAACAATTCAATGTTTGCCTGTAGTGAGTTAATATCACCAGGGGATAGTAAGGCAGAAATTTCTGCACCCGAACCATTACCATTAACTGTTAAGTTAACATAACTGTATCCGATACCACCATCATCGATCTGCACATCTACTAATTGTCCAGCATCAAAAATTGGAATCAACTTCGCTTCAGATTTAACAGAGGAAAATGTAACAGTGGCTCCAGAAGATCCAGTATTACCAACAATAGTTGCTGTTGGAACAGCAGAATAACCTGCTCCATATTTTAAAGATGATGTTGCAGTTGCAGGAGAGCCAACATAGGTTAAAATCACATCACCATTAACAGCTGTTCCAGAAATATGAGATGGAGCTACAGTTCCCAGTTTAGATAAAAGTAAATTTTGAAACTGATAAACAGTATCTCCATTGGTACCAACTACATAGAAAAACTGATTAGAAGGATGTAAAAATATTCCTGTAGGAGTTGCTTCTGAGCCACCTACAAAAAATGAAGTTGTATATAGTGCGGTTGCTATTGAATTAGCTGTACCCAAAGTATATTGATAAATGATATCAGTACTAGAATCTACTACTAACATATATTTACCATCAGCACTAAAACAAATATCACCAGCACTAGTAGTTTGAGTAGCTACGTTAAAAGAAGTAGTAAAAGATGCAGTAGAAACACTCCATGGAGTTGATAGTGTATATTCATAAACAGCATCACCTGTTGAACCAACCACCCACATTTTATTTCCTGTTGAACTAAATGCTAATCCACCAGAAGTAGTATCTTGTGATAGTATTGAAAAAGATGCTGCTGCAGTAAGAGCACTAGTTGAAATTGTCCATGGGGTAGCTAATGTATATTCTTGTACAGAATCTCCTACTGTTCCAACAACATACATCTTTAAACCATCAGAAGAGAATGCTATTCCTGTAGGAGCAGTTTCAGTTTGTAATGCGCCAGATTCGTAAGAAAACCCTGCAGTAGAAACATCCCAAGCTGTAGAAAGATTATATACTACAACATTATTCCCAGTATCACCCAACACAAACATTTTTGTACCATCAGCTGAAAATGTAATACCTGAAGGTGCAGTATCTCTCGCATTGACGGATACTGATTTACCAGTATATGATGCTCTAGAAATATTTAATTGTGGAGTAGCAGAGGTTACGGTGTATAATCTATTACTTGAAAAAATTTGATCACTTAAAGAAACTTCTGCTTGTGATGCCCAAGGTGTTCCGAAAGTGATCGTTGGAGCAGAAGTAAATCCGTCTCCATTATTTGTAACAATAACCTGAATGACACTACCATTTTGTAAAACTGCTGCAGCATGAGAACCTGTTCCACTACCACCAGTAATATTAACAACTGGAGCAGAAGTATATCCAGAACCATTACTAATAATCTGAATGTCACGAATCATACCAGAAAGATTAATAGCTGTGACATTACTACCAGTAAGTGTAACTGTTCCAGTAATAGTAGTACCAACATATTTTAGTGCAGATGTTCCATTTGCTACAATATCATAGCGATGAATTGGTCCAACAGTCCCTGTAGTACCAGAAACAGAAACCTCGTAAATATTACTATTGTAAGAAAGTTTCTGTCCTTGAATAACTAAAGTGCTTGGCAACCACGCAGAGACGTTTGAGAATGGTGGTGTTACTGTTAATGTAGCTGATGAGTATCCAGTTCCCTGATTTGAGATAGTTCCAGCAGTAATATAAATTGGATCTTGTTCAAGATATCCATCACCCTGTACAGTAATTGTTCCAGTTGTATATCCTGATCCAGCCTGATCAATTCTAATAGCTTGTAGATTACCACTTGAATAAAATTGATTCTTTAGTGCTGTGACTACAGGCATATAGTCATTTGTCAAAAATTTAGTTCTTAAAGCAATAGGAATATTATACAAAAATTTCCACATGTAACCATCTGGGAAAGTGATCGGATCAACTCCTGTTCCAATAGGTTTATATAAAGACTGTGCATTGTTATTGTTGTCTAGACATTTGTATACGTTAAACTCATCTGTCACAACATAAAAACGTGCGTCTTCTAATTTTTGAACACCAGATGGAGCAATGTTAACTACCGCTCTTGCGATGCCACCAGAACCTTGTCCACCAGCAATATGTACTGATGGTGCAGAAGTATAATTAATACCTCTTTCTACTAAAATTACATCTATAACTTTACCATCTAGAATAACTGCTTGCGCAGAAGCACCTGAACCATTACCATCAGTAACAACTACATGAGTGAACAAAACTGAACCATTTGTAACACTACCCTCAGTATGAGTTGGGGCTGTAGTTCCAGTTGTTCCACCAGTCGCTGCAACATAGTAACGGAATCCTCCATTACCATTCGTTACTCTGATAAACGCACCTTGCAATATTACTGTGTTAGCAGTCCATGTGACTGATCCAGCTGATCCAACCCAAACGTATGGAGCAGAACTATATCCAATACCACCAGAGATTAAATTATATCCTTGAACTTCTTTACTGTATTGATCGTCATACATATCATATACAGTATTCAGTTGCCAACTATGTCTTGGAATCACAAACGCAACATCAGTTGGTTTGATTTCCTTGAAGGTAATCATCTCAGTTCTTGTTTGCATTTCATAATTGAAACTATCAATAGGAAATGGAGGAGTATCTTCGTTGTTCCAGACTAAAGTTTTTCCAAGGAAATAATAGTACCTAGCAGTTCTATTTGTAATTTCGTGGTATATCCCCTCCGCAATCGAATTGTGCATGTATGATTTTAGAAGGGAAGAAGGTGCGATAGTCATTTAGTTTTAGCTTACTGTGATTACCCAAGTGATAGCGATAGAATCGCCAGCTGCTTTATTAACAACTGGGAAAGTAGTACGACAAAGCATAGTACCGCCAGTAGATGAGTTGTTAAAAATACCTGCTTCAGTGATAGCACCAGTCGCTGTACCTGCTGGGAAAGTAGCAGTCGCAGTAACAGCATTTGAACTTGCAGTAAATGTTGATAGTGCAACACGACCACCTTCAGTGCCAAGAGCACTATCACCCACTGCTGGAGTTCCTGTACCAGTACCAATCGCCATACCGTTCATAACTGTAGAAGAAGTACCGACCATACGAGATGCGATATAGTTCTTACCAGTTGTAACGACTAAGTTAGGTACATCTAATGTTTGTTTCACATTGCCGATTTCGTCACGAACGACAATATTTAATTTACCTGTAATTTTCATTGTTTCTTGTAGATTCATAGAATTCTCCTGTTGATTATCCTGTAAAGGCTGTTTCGCCTATTGTGTAGTTACCAGCATCGTTTGCAAAATACGCATTAGATTCTGGAAATGGGTTATCATATGGTTGGTGCCAAATATTTCCACCACTGCCAACTACTGAAGTAGATTCACTGATATATTTATCTGTTGTTAATACGGTGCTATCAGATTGTGTAAAACTAGTTGATAATGCCTTTGAAAAATCTTTAGCAGTAATTTCTTCTGTTGGAATAGCAGAATGTGCAAGAGATTTTCCTACATCTCGTGTAAGAGTTTCAGAAAACCCTGTTGTGGAAGAACTTAAAAGTTTTGAGAAGTCTCTTAAAACCGCATCGTCTGATAATGAAAAACTATGCGCCAGTGGTTTGTTTAGTGAATATGTTAATTGATCTGAGGTTGTAAATGGTGTTTCAAGTAGTTTTGATACAACAAACTCAATTAAAGTATTATCATTAACAAATACTTCATCTTGGAAAGCAAGAACCAAAATTTGTAATAGAGAGGTTAGGTGTAGATCTAAGTGGAACTCGTTCCTAATATCATATTCACCGAACAACGCTAAACCAGCTGGGTGCACCAGTGTTTTTACTGCTGACTTGTATGATTCTAATCTTTCGTCAATCTTAATCAAATATGAGTATACTTGATAGTATCTACTATCTTGAATGTAAATATCGTCATCCAAGAATCCATCATTTGTTGCGTAGTATCCTGGATACTTTGTTAGTGGTCCAAGAGAAACTTTAATAATTGCTGGATCTAAAGGATCTACAACTACGTCTACCGACTCATAGTAGAATTGACGAATAACTTCACCAGCATAAGTGCCATCCCATGCTGGACCATGTACACGAACATATTCTAATGTTGCAGTTCCGTTACTAGCTGAAACTGGAAGACCAGCAGTTCCTGTTCCTGCGCCAGCACCAGTAGCTGTAAATTTAACTCCAATAGCATTTTCAGCTGCACCGATTAAAGTAAAATCAGTATTCCCTATGGAAGTGATAACATAAGCAGTACCATTTACAAACGATCCAGCATTTACAGTTGATGTGATCTTATGTGTTGGTGGAACATTTGATGTTGTACCTGCAGTTGTAACCTGATATAATCTGTCTTGATAGTATAACTGAGTTCCAAGTGTAAACAGTTTATCTGCTTCCCAAACAGTTGGTATGTCTTGAGTATAGTCAGCCTTGTTTACATAACCTTGTTCTCTAAATCCAGAAGTAGTTTCAAATATTTGATAGTTATTAACTTCACCGACTGTTGCAGTAGCAGAAGCATTAATTCCAGTAGCGTCAACGATAATAACATTTGGTGTAGTTACATAACCACTACCATTCGTGGCTAATTTAATTTCTGTAATTACACCACCAACTACAGTCACACTTCCAATAGTAGCTGCAGTTGTAAATCCACCGCCACTTAACGCAACTGTAGGAGTGGCTGAATATCCTGAGCCACCATTTGATAACTGTATGGAAGTTACTGCATTTGATACAGTAGAAACACTTACAGCAGTAGTGCCTAAACCAGTTGTTGTCTGCCCTGTTTTAGAAATAAGAGTTGCAGTAAAGTCTGTCTCATAGCCAATACCATACTTAACAAATTCAGCTGCTGAAATGCCACCTACACTGTCAACGCTCTTTACTTTTAGAATAGAGCCAGCACCATCACCATTTCGTATTTCGTAGAGTTCACCAACTTTAAAGTTTTTACCACGTTGCAATACATCAATTTTTGAAGTTGTTGATACGATTGTACCATCAAAAATACCTTCATAGCGAATACGATCGCCTACATTGACTTCACCGAAGAAACGACGATCAATGTAAAATTCATAAGTGTCTGGAGAAATTTGAACAAATCTATCGATTTCTACTTCAACATCTTGACGACGATCAATAAGAATGCGAATAATTTTAACTGGTGTTACAACATCAACTATTTTACCTACGATCGAGTTGGGATTACCAGCATTAACTCTAACAAAAATAGAAACATCCTGATTCCAACGACCATCAGATGCTCTTAATATTTTCTTTCCAGGATAGTCAACTGTAACTTCTTTATTAAACAGAAGTCTAAACAGTAACTTAAAAGATGCCTCAGAACCTTTTGCGAGATATTTGTCCTTTATATTGGTTAATAAAAACTTCTCATTAACATCAATATTTGGTAAATTAAATGCAAGTTCTGCTCTGAAATATTGAATAAAATTTTCTAAAGTTTTATCAATATCTCTTAATGTATAAAGATCAGCATCCTGTGTTCCAAGCCACTCATAGTATGCTTCTAAGAAAGCAACAAATGTTGGGTAATCCTCCCTGATAAACTCAGGGAGTTGCTTTGAAACCAGCGATGATAATTTTGGCTTATTAATCATTATGCACGACTAGTTGTAAATACGTAATTCTTACCTGCACGGAGATCACCATTAGCTGTCTGATCTGGAATAGCAGTAACAGTTAAATGCTCTGGGGCGATCTGCGCAATTTGTGTATAAGCAGAAACGACATCATTTGAAGATGGTTTAATTGATAGTTCAAAATCAACACCAGCAACAGAGGATATTAAAAGATTCTTAATGTTAATAATACCTTGTGCATAATCAACAGTACCGATTGTAGGATTTACAACAATTTTATCTGCTGAAGATCCAATGTAAAATAAACGGATATTACCGACACCATCATCATCGATATAGTAAACAGTTTCATCGATGTCAGAGAGATAGAATCCTGTAGATCTAATAGACTCTTGAGGGATACCGTTTGTATAGATTGGATTAACAATATTAATAAGATACTGTGCACTAACATTATATCTTGGATCTATCTGTCTTCTAATAAACACAGTAGTATTATTACTTAAAACACTTCTCTCAGTGTTATCGATTAAACGACTTAATTTTGAGTGGCGATAGATACCCTCAAACTTTTGTAAGTCTTCTTCATTGTAAGTTGTGATTGTATTTCTTACAAGATTTTGTATCTCAGTTGCAGTTCTAGTTGTGGCTCTTGGATCGTAATAAACAGTAACACCAAGTGCAATATTAATATAATCTGGATCCAACATTTCTGGAATTACAGAAACGACATTCTTACTAGACAAAATCGTATTAACAATTTGTGACTTCTGAGTGTTCGTTAGCTTAGTAGCTGATTTTGGTTTGACGCAAATAAATGTTTTACCATAAACTGGAGGATTATTATCCTCTCCACCCCATACTGATACAGATGCTGCTTCTGGGAATTCGTTGTAAATAATGGTCTTATAATCTTCAGTAGTTACTGCACGATTTTGCGCAGCATAACTTCTTGGTGCATTAAACTTAATACTGTTAACAGTTTCTGGCGCATCCCCATTACCTGCAGGAGAAACTGTTGAGATAGAAACAAGAGCACTGCTATATGGAGGAGATCCACTATAACTAAAAATTCTAGCACCATTTGGTGCGTCCAGTGACGAAACCATATAGTCAATATTAACTATATTACCATTTTGTAGTCCCTGACCAATAACACCATTACCAAAAGTTAATTCATATAAACCATCATCAATTTCTTTAACCCAAAATACTCTTGTGTCTGCATTTGCGTCAACCAAAGAAGTTGATCTGGTAAATGTATTAAACTGAGAACTCTGTGCGTTTTCTTGGACACGAACCTTTACTGTATTTAAATCAACATTGGCATTTGGTATAATATAACGTGTGCCTGTTGCAACAGTATATCTAAATGATAATGGCTCACCTTGTCTAAGTGTGACATTTGATACTGTGTATAATGTAGCTGGTCCAGCTGAAGATGTGATCGGCTCTTGATTATAAAAAGAATAATTCTCACCATCAATAGTAGAAACAAATTCACTAAATGCGGGGATAACAACTACCTGTGGTCCAGCTGCAGAAGAAGTGATAGTAATATTGACTGTCGCTTCAGCGCATGAAGCTGAACGTGGTGTATAACCTAGCATCTTAGCTAGGGAAACTACGCTATTTCTTTTAATCGCAGAATCTAAAAATAGTTCATTTACTGCTAGATTATCGTAGAGGGCATTGTAGTGAGTGTTGTATGCTAAAATGTCTAAGAGGACACTTAAACCCGAACCTTCAAAATCGTAATCTTGAAACTCTGTTTGTCCTTTTAGAAACTCTTTAAGATTGACTTTGATTTGATCGAAGTCTAACTCAGCAATATTAATTTTTTTATTTTCTGCCATTTATCGTGTTCTCTCTAAAATTAGATCTAGAGTTAAAGGTCTTTCGGTATTTGCAATTTTGAATTCGATCGTCACACTAAGAGTATTTCCGTCTGGATTAAAATCAACCACAACGTCTATTAGTTCTACTCTAGGTTCAAAATTGTTAACTAGATCAAATATCGCTTTTCTCATTGAAACAGCTAACATTGGAGATGCTGGTTCGAATAATAAAGATCTAACCTGAGAACCGATCTCACTATGGAATGGTCTCTCGTAGTTAGCTGTTAAAATTAGGTTTTTCAGTGACTGCTTAATCGCATTATCGTCATATTTACGAACGATATCCTTCGTCACTGGGTGAGCAGTGAAATTAAGGTCTAAATCTGAGAAAATTCTTGTATTTCTTGCCATATTCTTATTTAGGTTATTCTATGAAAGAATTTGCAGATCCTTCTGCACAAGTGTCCCCACAGGCTATATCATCGCCTATTCTGGCTGCAGCTTTTCCTTCGATAAACGATTTTGTAGAACCCACTGATGGTGCTCGCTCTACATCAGCGTGGGTTACTACTCCGCATGTATGTGGGGCATGCTGACAGTGTTCATCTATTACTCCAGCCAAAATACCATTAAAAAATGTTTTAGTAACAGGAGTTAGTACTAGAGGAGTCGGAGCAAAACACCCATGCCCTGTAGACATATCATTGAGTCGTATTACCGCTGGCATCTGCTATCAGTCCCTTTAGGTTTAGTTGTCCTGGAGTCCAGTTTAAATCTTGTGCTAATATTGTATAAGTGTTAGAAGCGACTACAGTAACTGTAGATCCAACGATGGTTATCGCTTCTGCTAGATACGTAAATGTTCTACTTCTAGTAGTATCTGCTTTAAATGATATAACTTCTGATAATCCAACTCTATTTACTTTATCAAAAACTGGACCTTCTGGTGCACCTAATGTGCTTATCGTAGTAATAGTTCCACCCTCAGATCTGGTAGTTAAAGAGTCATTAAAGATCCCTCTATAAAACCCAGATATAATTCCAGGATCTCCAGTAGTAAAAGTAACACTATTCGGATTCACTTGCTGAGGTATAATTCTAACAATATAGTATGTATTCTCTCCTGCAGGAACAGGTGGAATCGCCAACGGATCTCCTGCAGCACCTTCTTCATAATACTCAATATTATGAGTAAAGGTTTCTAACTCTGCATGAGTTCCCAGTAATGTTTCAATAGGAGTCCAAGGCATGATTATGTCTTACTTGGTCGCCAGATTCCAACGATACCACCCTTTGCTTGCGTCCATCCACTTGGCCAACTAATTGTTACATCACCAGAGTTTGGATTATTGTCTCTAGATTTACCACCCTGATTACCACCAACAAAAGTTAGTTTACCATTGGTTGCAGTATAAACAAAGTTAACGTGTCCGAAATCCCAAAGAACAATATCTCCACCTTGTGCTTCAGCTGGGCTAACTTTTGTTGCACCAAATTTAGACGCTGAGTCTCTAATTGCCCAAGATGATGCAGTTTGATAGTAACGATAACCACATTGCTTTAGTGTCCAAGCAACGAAACCCATACACCATGGAGTTTGATCTGATCTCCAGTATGCTTGATTTGGATATCCAAGATCAATCCAGATGCGAACAATATTTGAATTGGATGGATTACCACCCATACCTGTTTCTCTCCAGTAGAAGTTTTGTTTAGTTAATTCTAATTGTTTCTGTAAGAACGTCGGTATATCACCAGCAGGGGCATCAGACTTTAAACTCTTACCTTGCCCAGAATCTTTTGGTGTCGGTGGAAGATTTGGTTTAACTCCATTTTCTTCAGCTTTTGGATTATAATATTTTTCTGGATTTGATACATAATCATTAATAACTGCTTCATTCTCTTCTTCAAGTGCATACTTTAAATCAACAGGTGGGGATGGACGAACAGGAGTCGATAGATATCCAAACTGATTTGGTCTAGCGTCACCAGATTCAATAAAGGATAATCCAGTTGCCTCGACTGTTGCCTTTTCTGCTCCATTACCAAAATCGCCACGAGAGTAATCAAGACGCATATTACCATCACTCTGAAGTTGCATAGATCCAGAACCTGTTATCAACGTATTACCATCTGCTATTGCATTCATGTTTCCAGCAGTTTTAAATCCTAAGTTAGCTGCTTCCAATGTATAGTTACCAGCAACTTTAGTTTTCATATCACCACCAACTGATAGATTTAAATCGTTAGCTACAGATATGTCTGCTTGATTCTTAAGATTAATTACAGATTGTCCTTCAACTTCTATGTCAGCATTACCTTGAACCAGAATGCTCACACCATTTCCAACTGTTAGTATACAACGACCACCGATAAATATCGATCCATTTTTGTCTATAATTGTATACCCATCACCAACAATTTTATTAACTTGTGTTCCATTTGCGTCAATATCTAAGAAAGATCCTTGACGATGATACAGACTGATATTCTCATGAGTTGGTGTATCATCCAGAATAAACAGATGACCAGACTCGGATTCATAAACTTTTGAGAATGGATATTTACCACCAAATGGAGCAATTGGTTGTTCCCATGTTTCGCTACTATTTGCAATCGGTAACTGCTTTGATCTTGTTGAATCTTTAAACTCAATAGCAGTTTCTTTAATTATACCACGTGCTAGACGATTAGTGTCTGGCTCATCCATTAAATTGCGTAGTGGATATTTACCTGCTGGATCTTGGAAACCAACTGTTGTTGAGGATGAACGATCTTCTAATAATGCTGCTTGTTTTGCTGGTGGTAAATCTTTAACTTCTTCTTTAGTGTAAGTTTTCTGTTCATCAGCTGCTGGTTTATTGGTAGGTTCAACTGTTACAACACCACCAAGGAAATACTCATAGTATTTCTGTTTCTTTTTATATCCAGTACCATTAGCATCAGCACCAGTTCGTTTTAATGCACTCACAAAATATCCTGGATCGTTCTGATCGTGTTTAACAAACAACGCATAAAACGCAACAGTGGCAAGAGCAGCAACTGCTGGATCATCAATTAGCGACTTAGGATTATTCAAAAAGTCAACTATGATTCCTCTCTTCTTTAAAAATTCTTGCAGTTTCGTATACAGTGCTTTACCAGTAATCTGATTAAATCCACGACCGAAATACTTCGCTCCATCGTCTGCACCTTTGTGTCCGACTAATGATCCATTTCCTTGAGGAGAATATATTTTTCTAAAGAAATCTTCTCGTGTACCTTGCCATTTAACATAAGGTTGTGCAGATTCTACTGTAGGGAAGGTCAATCTAAAAATTTTTGCTAAAGTTTCTGCGCTAGTATAATAGAACCCTTCTTCAACAGGTAACCATCCAGACTCACCACCACAAATACCTAGAATAGCACACTTTGCATATTTTGATTTTAATCCAACTTTATCACACGCTTCAATTAAGTGTTTGATATTTTGTTCTGCTTTTGTTGGATTTGATGTAGACTGTGGAGGTGGTTTAGTTGGAATCGCTTGTTTTAAAACATCATCTGATGGTTTGTTTGGTACTGGTTGTGCAGCTATATCTGGTTTTGGTGATGCAGCTGCTGGTGGTGCGGATGGCACTGGCTTACTTGATGCTTCTGCAGTGCCGACTTGAATAGGATTACCCGTTCCATCAGTAACTGGATTGCCAGAGTTGTCTGTTAAAATACCACCATTAGTTGCAAGAATGTTATCTGTTGATTCTTCTTTGGCTAATTCTGCTGCTTTTGTCTGTGGGATACCACCAATAGTACCAAGCATAATTGGCTGCTGTTGATCTTCGTCACGAAACATAATAACAACCCATGTTCCAGTAACTGGACCAGTTGGCGACCAACCAATACCACTAACTGAAGCAGAGGTAACAGGTTGCATTGGATATGCCCATGGTAAATCATTTGTTGGTAATACATTTTTATCCTCAGTGTGCACACCAAGAATACGAACCTGACAACGACCAACTCTTAATGGGTCATCTCGATTTTCAACTACACCAGTGTATAAATTCATTTATTTCTTCCCATCAAGATCTTTTAATAACGATTCTTTAAATACTTCCATAGTACACTCATGTTTTTCTCTATCAATATAATGATTTATTGCGCCAACGATATAAGCACCTGAGAAAATTTTATCAAGAGTGTCTGTGTCATTACTTTGGAATGGTTCCATTCTGTTTAGATTTAAGATTATCTTTTGCCCCACTGTATAATCTGTTCTTCCTGCAACTAGAATTTGTATTTTACTTGCATCTGCCTGTTTCATTAATGAAACACGTTTCTGAATAAAATTAGAGTTTGTTACATCGCCCGCACCACTAAAGTTACCATGATATTTTGGCATGGTAGTTATCACAGAAGCGTATCGATAGATAACAGTCTTTGCAGCCATTGCATATGGGTTCAAGTGTTTGTCTGTTTGGAAACTTTGTAACATATCAAAGTTTTTACTACCAAATCGTTTTGTTGTTAAATCATAACTGTACTGTTTAGATCCATACAATCCAGAACGAATACGATCCATATAGTCAAACGCTGTTGGAATATGTATTTCTTTCACACGACGAAAATCTTCTGGAACATTTCTCGCTGAGCCACCACCAGCGAGATCGTCACGCTGATAGTTATCAAAAACAAATTCTTCCATCACGTCATTATTGGTATACAGAGTTTCTAGTGATACAAAGTTAAACCCTGCTCTGTTCTCAAAAAATACATACGATGGTGAACCATTTTTATTTACTGCAGTATTCGCAATGTAGTTTAAACATCTAACTGGAGTCCAAAAATTGGATACAAACTTTGTATTGTTTTTAGATTCTTCTACATTTAATTTTCTTGACAGTTGTAGACCAACAGTCTTATCCGTCATCAAAGTATTTGCAATATCAGAACACTTACCAGAAAAGGTTTTACTTAGTCGCTTGTTTAGATCTATCAATGCTTCTTGAGTGATAAAGTGTAGTTCATAAACTACTGTACGATCACCAACCATCTCACGATTGGTCATCTTAAAAATATAAAACTTACCTTCAATTGGAACTTTTAAAGATGGTGTTGAAATTTTCATCTCAACAAACTCTTCACCAACAAATGGAAACAAATTGATTAAATCTAATGTATCTTTTACAACTAACGTGCCAGTAATAAATGGCGAAAACAAGTCTTCAAAAACTTGTATCGCTATTACTTGGTTGGTGATATCCTGAAAAAGTCCATTCGGTGTTACCACCTGTACCTTTTCAATATTTACGTCACCAGCAACTCTTAAAACTTGAGAGGTTTGCATTATAACAATTCACCAAACTGTTGAATAACTCTATCTACCATTTCTGGTGTTATGACTTTAATTCTGCGTTTACTTTCATTTAATCTATCTTCATACTGTAGATTACTAACAGAAGTTGCTCCTGGTTTATCGTAGTTGACAACAAATCCTTTTGCGTCTTCATAGTGATGTGTAGAATTTATATTGGCTGAACCATATTTGTCTTCTACATATTTTAAAAGTTTAGGATATGATAGTGGGAAATCTGCTATGTAATCAAATCGTTCATTTAATAGCATAATTATCCAATGATAATTAGAGTTGCCATATAACTTCTCAGCTATAATCTCTGGAGTTTCATCGTCTACAATATCATACTCATCCCACAAAGAGATGTTTGATAGCAACTCTGCACGAAAACGAACATTTCGTGTTATGTCGGTTATTAGAATAACCTTTCTCTCGCCACCAATTTCAAAGTCATAAACAAATCTTGGAAAGTCTTCGAAATACATTTATTATAGTCCTTCCACAATCTTATCTTTATCCATGAGTGAAAGTTCACGGAAACTCATTGTTACGTTTATTTGAGTAGGCATACCATTCTCAAAAGTAGTAAATGCAGCATTTGGTGTATAGTTTACGTTCAATTCTGTTAACACGCAAGAAGTATGGCGATGTAAATTTGTGTTTTCTTTACCATTTGTATAGTAAGAAATATCAAATTCAGATGGATAGATGTATAAGAATTTATTAGCGTCTTTAAACTCTGGATGCATATGAAGTTTAAATGCTTTGATAATGTTCAATACATTTTCTGCTTCTTTAGGATCACGTGGGAAGAATTGATAATCAAACTGGAATGTTCTAAAATCAACACCCTTAAAAACTTGTTCTTTACGTGGGTTAGCTGCAAGACCAGTTGCAGCTGAAACTGCACCAGCATTTGGTCCAGATGTTAAACCTAGATTCGCAACAGCTGCTTTTGCTGGCGCAGCAAGGTTGTCTATATTCTTTTGATCAAGTGCTTTTAGTGCAGCTTCACCAAGAATTGGTGCCATCATGGCAGTGGCTGTTTCTTCCTCACCCCACTGAAGACCATAACGAATGTTTAACTGATTTGGTACATGCAAAGCAATCGCAGTTTTTAGTCGCTTTTGTGCACGAGTTGTTGATGCTGCAATATTAGCTGCAGCAGTAAAAGCGATAGCACCTGGAGCAGCTGCAACTGCAGCACCAGTTAATGCTTTACCACCAGCAAAGCCACCTGCGATTAAACCTTTAATAGCAGTTCCTGCGACTGCGCCAGTAACTAATCCTGTTTTAGATAGATTTTCTGCTAAGAGTGGACCACGATCTCTTGTGAAAGAAACATCGTCTGTGATTTCTTCTGCTTTGCCCCTAGACTTGTCTAAAAGTTTTGAATCTACAGCGACGTTGATATAGAAGATTACATAATTTCCACCATATTGATTTGCGGTGTAATTTGATCCCTCACCCATCAAATCGAAGGGATACATATGTTGTTCTATTTTATACTTGTCTGATTTAAAACTGCGATCCAGCTTGGATGCTTGATCAGCTTTTTCTATCTGTCTATCTATACTTGGCATGCCTACCCCTAAATATTAGGAAATCTAACATATTATTTAGGCGATGTACCATAAAAGGTTATTTAAACCAATCTTCCCAGAAAAGTATAGCGGAGACCCCACAAACATTATCATGAGGTCTTCATGGGAAACTATGTTCGCCAACTGGTGTGATAAAAACCCATCCATAGTAAGGTGGAGTTCAGAAGAAACAATTATACCTTACAGATGCCCAACCGACGGTAAAATCCATCGGTATTTCGTAGACTTTAAAATTACGATAAAGGAAGGGAAGACGTTTCTTGTTGAGGTTAAACCTGCAAAACAAACTCTACCACCAGTGTATCCTGGAAGACAAACTCAAAGGTATCTAACAGAATCTCTCTTATTTATCAAGAATCAAGCTAAGTGGGAAGCTGCAAAAAACTACTGTAAAGATCGTAACTGGGAATTTAAAATTATCACGGAAAAAGAGCTAGGCTTGTCCCCTAAATAATTAATATGGCTAAACAACCAACTATTAAAGACGTTTTCGAAAGAAACAAGTACGATCTTAACACAGCGATTAAGAAATCTCGTTCTTGGTTCGATCGTCAGGTGCAAATGCTTGCGAGGGAAAATCTCACACCTCAGAAAGTAATATCAGGTAATACGGATCAATTAACGACCACGATTATGCCTGGACATTTGTACATGTACATATATGATCCAAAGTTAAAAGAAACATTGCCTTACTACGACAGATTCCCTCTTGTTTTTCCATACAGAAAAACACAAGATGGTTTTATCGGTTTAAATATGCATTATTTACCATATAATCTTCGTATAGGATTGCTTGACTCGTTGTTGGTTTTTAAGAACAACAATAGATTAGATGAGACAACTCGACTAAAGTATTCGTGGGCAGTTATTGATGGAGTGTCTAGATACAATGCAGCTAAACCTTGTATAAAACAATATCTTATGCCTCATGTTAGAAGTCAGTTTAGAAGAGTTAATGCAAACGACTGGGCGACAGCTATGCTACTGCCAGTCGAACGATTTGTTGGAGCATCAAAACAAGAAGTGTGGGCAGATTCAAAAAGAATTATTAGGAAACAATAATGTCGATCGAAAGATTTATAGCACAAGTTAAAACTGAGTCGTTGGCTAGATCCAATCGATTTGCAGTTTTATTTAATCCACCAGCTGGAGTATCTCCTGCAACTTTAGACAATGTTTTACTATTCTGCGATTCAGTTCAAATTCCAGGTGTTAACTATTCAACAGTTCAAAATAGATCTTATGGAGAGTTTCGTGAGATCCCATATGAGAGATTATATGAAGCGATCAATCTAACATTTTACGTAGATGCCAGCTTACAAGTAAAGACATTATTTGACAACTGGGTAAATGTTATTCAAAATCCAGAAACGAGAGCATTTAACTATTATAACAAATATGTTTGTGATATGCTTATCGAAGTTCAAGATGTGCTCGATAGAACACGTTATGAAATATCTCTTTATGAGTGCTATCCAAAAACTATTTCTGCTATCCAGTTAGATAACTCCAGTAAAGAGCTAATGAAATTAAATGTAACTATGCAATACAAATACTGGACTTCTACTGCGATTGATGTTCTTGATACGGAAGAACAAATTCCTGATGTTTGGTATAATGAGTATACTGACAATTACGATAACTTCCAAAGAAATTTAAATACTGCAGCAGCAGGGTTTGCTAGCAATACTATGACTGGTAATGGAATGACATACGGTATTAGTCAATTACCTGGACTTGTAAGATTCTAATGACTGAGATACTAGCATTACTTACCATTAAAACAACCCTAGCATTACTGCTTGGGGTGCTTCTTTTTATCATTCTTTTAACAATGATTGCAATGCATCGCAATCCAGAAGACTCGTTTGATATAAAAGACTTAGTGAGTAAAGATGGAAAGTTAGATGAAAAGAAATTCACTCGCTTCGGAGCATGGGTCATTTCCACATGGGGTTTTATCTATCTGATCGTTAGCAATCCAACTACATTTCCAGAATGGTACTTTATGGGCTATATGGGTGTTTGGGTAGCCAACGCTATTTTTGATAAGTATGTAAATAAGGCGAAAGAATAATATGAAGATTGATGAGGCATTATCTGCTGAATTTGGCGTAACACCAATAGGCAAAACTGAATTGATAACACAAGATGGCGAAGTTATAAAACCAGCCAATGAAAAGATTGAAGACGACTATGAGGTTTCTCGTAATAATCTTAGATCTATTTTAACACAGGGACAAGAAGCACTTAACAAAGCAATAGAGGTTGCTCAACAATCAGAACATCCTCGTGCATTTGAAGTTGTTGGTAATTTAATGAAGCAGTTAGCCGATATCAATCAGCAGCTACTAGATTTACATCAACAAAAACAGAAACTAGATGAACCAACTAAGTCTGAAAAGACAAAACAGGTAACAAACAATGCTATCTTTGTTGGTAGCACAACTGAGTTGAATAAACTTATCAAGAATATGACTAAAGGAGAATAGTAATGGCATTACCATCAAATAGTACACCAGTCTACAGTCTGGTTGTTCCATCGTTAAATAAAACTGTCAACTATCGCCCATTTCTGGTTAAAGATCAGAAAGCATTAATGCTTGCTCAGCAAAGCGAAGATGAAAAGGTGATGGTTGAGACATTAAAAACTGTTATAACATCATGCATAACAGACACAATTGATGTCAGCAGTCTTGCGATGTTTGATTTGGAGTACATTTTCACTCAACTAAGATCAAAATCTGTTGGCGAAACTGTAGAACTAATTCTCTCATGTGATGAGGATCACGGAGAAAGAAATAAAGAGGCAAAAGTTAAAGTATCAGTGAATTTGACTGATATTAAAGTGCAATCTAAAGAAGGACACGAGAAAAACATCAATCTATGGGGTGATGTTGGTGTAGTTATGAAATATCCTTCTGTAGATATCCTTAAAAAGTTTCAAAACCTTAAAGAATCAGATACAGAATCAGTTTTTAACATTATTTCTCAGTCTATCGACTACATTTATGATGGCAATGAGGTTTATCATGCTAAAGATCAGACAAAAACTGAATTACTTGAGTTTATCAACAATTTAACAACCGATCAGTTTCAGAAAATCCAAAAATTCTTTGAAACTATGCCAAAACTAACTTATGATATCGACTACGGCTGTCCAGTTTGTAGCAAAAAGCATAAAGTTAGGTTGGAGGGCATGGACAGTTTTTTTTGATAAACCTTTGTCATGATAATTTGTCAAATTATTACAAAATGAATTTTGCCCTGATGCAATATCATAAATATTCGCTAACAGAAGTAGAAGAAATGATTCCGTTCGAGCGTGAGATTTATGTTTTCATGCTGATACAGTATCTAGAAGAAGAAAAAAAGAGAATAGAGAGTAAACGATAATGCAAGCAATATTAGAGCAACAGAGATCAAATGCGATCGTACCGATGTCATCGGATGGCGGTGGATCAACACAAGCACCTCCAATCGTCGTTGCTCTTATTATGGCACTTAAAGAGTTAACCTCAAGTGTTAATACTTTAACAGGAGCAATGTATGGTCAGGCAAAGGTTATCGATTCACCAACTATAAAACAACTACCTGAAAAGAATGGTGGTGTGATAGATGTAGTTCCAAAAGAAGTTAAACCTGAAAAGAATGGTGGTGTGATAGATGTAGTTCCAAAAGAAGTTAAACCAGCTAGTAAAGAAGCAGAGCTAGAGTATAGCAGACTTCTGAGCAAACAGATGGAACTTCTCGAACGAATTGAAGAAAATACTAGACCAAAAGAAATAAAAGCACAAAAAACAGAAGAACAAGGTGGGTTTGGATTAGGTGGTCTTCTTTCTGCAATCGCAATCGCAGCTGGCACTGTTGCTGGGTTGGTTTCTGCTTGGGTCAAGACTGTTAAATTCTTCGTTACAGGTATCGGATTAGCTATTGAAAAAACAGTTGTGTTTCTTTCAAGATGGTTTCCTTCTCTACGAAAAATACTTTTTAACATCGAGGTAACTTTTACACTGCTTGTTGAAAGTATGAAAAATATTTTCAAAAATGCAGTAGGTTCAGTGCGTAATGTATTCAGTAATCTTGCTGGTAATATCGCTAATGTGTTTAAGGGTGCAATAGATTACTTTAAAGGTATTCTTGGTGAAGGTTCTGCAATTGGTAAAATAATCACATCGATTAGAACAGCAGTCACAAACTTTATCACACCGATCATTGAAGGTTTCAAAGTAATGACTGAAACCAGTGGTCCAATCGCAAAGTTTGTTGGAATGATACGCAGTGGTATTACTGCAGTGTTTGAATGGTTCGGTGGTATCGGAAGATTCTTTGCAGAGATGGGTTCTAAACTATCAGTGTTCGGTAAACTATTTGGTGCAGTGTCGGCAGTTGTGTCAAAGATCGCATTTCCACTTATGGTAATTATGGCTGTATGGGATACAATCAAAGGTGCTATGAAAGGATGGGAAGAGGGTGGTTTAGTTGGTGCTATCGGTGGTGCAATTAAAGGACTATTTTCTTCTCTTGTTGGTGGTGTACTAGATTTA